GGACGCTATCGCCGACGGCGTTCTCGGATGCGGATATATTCTTCTCGCCGATCATATCGGTGCTCAATAATCTGTTGCCAACCACGTTCGTCGATCTCGACACGTTCCATAATCCAATCATTGGCACGCTCAACGATCGGCATCTGTTCGCCGAACACTTCGAAGACGTGGATATGTTCTTCGTTCCGCACATCCGAGGCGGCAACATGGGAGTGATCCCAAGGCGGGAATGGTACGAGCAAGCGACGCCACGGTCATCGATAACGCCATCCGTTCCGAGGTCTTAAATGCCGAGCCCATATCGCACAGACATCATCATGCCCGGCCTGTCGATTGACTTGACCGTGCTCGCGACCGTCAAAACAGAATTGGGAATCACAGACACGGCAAGCGATGCATTGCTGCAAAGCAAGATCACGCAATCGTCGGCCGCGATCGCGTCGGCGTGCGGCCGCGTGTTCCAGAAGGAAACCGTCGCCGATCATTTCAATCTCGAATGGAACTCGTGTGTCGGCGGCTTGACCCTGTCCCGGTATCCGGTTGAGGAAATCGTGTCGGTAACGGAAGGAACACAGATGTTGACGGGCTCCGACTATCAGTTTCAAAGCAGCAACGGCCTGTTGTACCGGCTGCAGAGCAACATGCGGTCGATTTGGCAGGGCGGGCAGATCGTTGTTACCTACGCCGCCGGCTACGAACTGTTGGAGACCTTGCCGCACGATCTTGAGCAAGCCTGCATCATCCTCGTAAAGCAGCAGTACTACAGCCAGACGCGCGACCCGTTGATCAAGGGCATCACCATTCCCGGCGTCTCAACATACGAGTACTGGGTCGGCAGCGTTGGGCAAGGCGGCGGCATGCCGCCCGAGGTGCAAAGCTTGCTGGCCGGCTACAAGGATTTGGTCGCGGTATGACGCCGACGCAGATCAAAGCCGACTATCGTGCCCATCTCGCGGCGACCGGCGAGACGATCACGATCCGCCGCTATACCGGCACCGGCACCAACCGCCCGCGGATCGACCGCACCGTGCTCGCCCGCGTCACCGGATACGGGCCGACCGAGCTTGTGGGAACTATCAATCAGGGCGACCGCCGCGTCATCGCCTTGGCCGACGATATCACGCAGCCGACCACCGACAGCCCGCCGCAGACGCTGACGCTGCCGATTACGACGTCGGACAAGATTGTGCTGCGCGGCAAGGAACTGCAAATCATCGCCAGCGATGATTCAACCCGGCGCGTCGCAGGCGTGCTGATCGCGCTCGAAATACAGGCCCGTGGTTAGCTGGAAAGATCAGGCGGCCATTGTGGTCGGCTCCGGTCCAAGCGCAGCCCAGACCCCCTTAGAACTCGCCATGGGCAGGGCGCGGGTCGTGGCCGTCAACGAGTCCTGGCGACTCGCCCCGTGGGCGGATGTCCTGTTCGCAATGGATGGCGTGTGGTGGGTCGACAATGGCGGCGTGCCGCAGTTCGCCGGGCGGCGGGTGACGGCGTCACCTCATGCCACCGAAATGTTCGGTCTCGATTGCTTCAGTTCCAACGGCGCGACGAGCGGCTTGCGGGCTATCTATCTGGCCGAAAGGCTGGGAGCCAAGCCGATCTTGCTGGTCGGCTTCGAAATGCATTCGGGCAACGGCGTGCACTGGCATCCGCCGCATAGCACTCGCGTCGGGCTTCGCAATCCCGGCGAAAACGAAATGAAGATTTGGCGGGATGACGTCGAGCGGGTTGCCGACAAGTTCGCCGCGCGCGGAACCGTAATTCTGAACTGCACGCCGGGTTCGGCGCTGACGTGTTTCCCGCATGTGCCTTTTGAGCAGGCGCTGGATGGCTGTCACCGTCCGCGTTGAATCGGTCGCCAAGGACATCGACGTTCTCGTCGGTGGCCTTAAAGGCCAAGACGCTTCGGAACTGCTCGCCGAATTTGCCGCCGCTGAAATCGAGGATGCAAAGGCCACCAATGCCGGCGTGCTCGGCCGCGTGCCGCCTTACAAGGTATTCGTCGACGGCAAGCAAGGCGCCCCGCTGCAGTCGGTCCGGCCGGATGGAGTCATCGTTGCCGACTTCCAATTGGTCTCGGATGTTCTGATCTGGATTTCGCAACAGTTGGCGATGTTCTCGCCGGTCAAGACCGGGACTTATAAACGTTCACACGTTCTGTTCGCCGATGGCGTTGAGGCGGACCCGACTGCCGTCGTTCCAGCCGCCGCAGAATACGTGTTCATGAATAGCGTGCCGTATGCGCGCAAGGTTGAGCGCGGATCGTCGTCGCAAGCACCAAACGGCGTTTATGAAGCCGTGTCCGTATTAGCGCGGCAGCGGTTCAAAAATCTTGCGCGTATCACTTACGGTTTCCGCACAGCAATGAGCGGGTCACTAATCCGCGGCAGTCAAGGCGATCGTGCATCTAACCGCAACCCCGCAATCATCGTGAGAACAGATGCCTAGCAAAGCAGTAGCGGACGCGGTTGAGGCGCGGTTGTTGGAAAACTTCACTGCTGTTCCGCTCATTCCGTATGACACGCAAGCGCAGCCGCCCGACGACGCCGAAGCATTCATGGTCGTGCAATACCCGGTCGCGAATGGTGTTCGACCTGCGCTCGGACGAACGTTCTTCGAGGAAGGTGCAATCAATATCATTCTCAACGTCGTGCGCGGCGTCGGCTTGGCGCAAGGGCTGACGTGGTCCGACGAGATCGCACACATATTCCGCGCGGTGAAATTCGGCGACGTGCTGACGTTCGAGCCGAGCGGGCCAATCATCGACAATACGATCGAGGAAGGCAATTGGGTCATGTACTCGATCATCGTTCCCTATCGCTATGAGTTCGTATCTGCCGTGTACGAACCTAGCGTTTAACAAAATCACGGCGAATAGGAGTCACTGCGATGGCATTCGTCACGGCATCGGGTACGCTTGTCTATATTGGCACGTCGGTCACCTCTCTGGAGGCTGACAGCTTGGCCGAGTTCGAAGCAATGTCGAACTGGACCGAGATCAGAAACATTGAAAGCGTCGGCGAGTTCGGCGATCAGTCGAACGACGTCACGTTCGCCTCGCTTGGTGATGCTCGCACACAGCACGCCAAGGGCGCTCGCGACGCCGGTCAAATGACCATCACGGTCGCGCACGATCCAACCGATGTTGGTCAGGCGGCAATGGAGGCAGCAGAACAAACCAACTTCAACTATGCGTTCAAGGTCGTCTTGCCGGACGCGCCAACGGCAACGTACTCCGACACGGTGCAGTATTTCCGTGGGCTAGTGCAGTCGCGGCGGAAAAACGTCGGCACCAACGATAACGTCATTCGCAATACCTATAATGTCGGCGTCAACTCCGAACTGTTCACCAATCTCTCGCACTCGGTCTAACGCTCCGACAACAAGGAAGGACTCTATACATGAAGATGAAAGACGTAGCGGTCGATTCCGCCCGCGCCGAAGCCGGCGATTGGGTTGATGAAATCCAAGACATGGAGGGGCTTCGCATCAAGTCGCGCGGCTCTCAAAACCGGGATTGGCGGCGATTGCAATCGAAGCTGATCCAGGCCGTCCCACGCAAGAAACGAATGAACGGCACTCTCGATCCCGAGGAAGCCGATCGCATCACCAGTTTATGCCTGCTCAACACGGGCGTGCTGGATTGGGATGGATTGGAAGACGACGACGGAAATCCGATCCCATATTCGCGCGATATGGCCGAGAAACTTCTGACCGATCCAGATTATCGGCGCTTCCGCGATGCGGCGGTGTATGCGGCGAACAAGGTGGCTGACGACAACGCGGAAGATCGGAAGGAAGACGTGGGAAACTTGTTGCGGCTCTCACATGGCAACACCGCCACGGAGGGCCGCAAGCTGAAAGCGTCGTGAAAAAGATGGAAGAGGGCATCGAACCGCCAACTTGGTATGTTGATCGCCCCGAGATCGAACCGCATCTGCAGTTCCACTGGGATGCATTCAACGAGCTTGCCACCGAGCGGCAAATCGGTATGGCGATGGGTCCGATTCCGCGATCGGCAATCAAGGCATATGCGGCCGAGTTTTCCTTCACCGCAGATGAATTCGACGACTTCAATCAAATCATTCGCGCGATGGATGCCGAATATATGTCGCTGATTCATAAGAAGCCGCAGCAGGAAAAGGGAATGGTTGCGCCGGTCGATGACCTTGAGGCTACAAAAGCGGTCTTTGACGTGATCAAAGCACGAGCTGCGTCGGCAAACAAACGACAGGTGAAACGGAAAACCCACTGATGGCCACCAACCTCAATCTTGTTCGGACGCTGACGGTCCAAGCCAAGACCGCGGGCGTTGACGAGGCGGCGGCCAAGCTCGGCAGGCTGGCGGGCGAGCAGGAGAAAGTCGCCGCATCCGCAAGCAAACAAGAAAAGGCAACCTTGAGCGTCGATGCCGCGCTGCAGAAGTTGCAGCGACGGTATGATCAGGAATTGCGCGCGCAGCAAGACCTTGCCAAGGCACAACAAACGCTCGACCGCGCCCGTCAGCAGGGACTGATCACACAGGATCGTCAAAACCAACTGATGTCGCTGGCGATCCGGCAGCACAATAGTTCGGCGCAGGCGATCGGCGGGCACGCAAAGGCGATGCAGGAATTGCAGGCGCATGCAACAGCCGCGGCAAGTCGTCTCGGCAGTCTCGGAAGTATCTTAGCCGCGTTGGGGCCGGCCGGCCTAGCGGCAGGGGCCGCGCTCGGTGCGCTGGCGATCGGCTTCAAGGCTGCGGCTGACGCTGCGTTGGCCATGGGCCAACGCGCGGGTGCGTTGCGCGATATGAATGAGACGGTCGGGCTGTCCGTCGAGTCGTTACAGGCATTGCAAATTGCGGCCGGCCGCACGGGTGTTTCATCCGAACAATTAACGACCGGAATAGAGAAGTTTTCCGCGTCGTTGTCAGAGATCAGGGAGCAAAGCGGCGCGGCGTTTGAAGCCTTGGAACGAATTAATCCAGCGCTGGCGCGGCAAGCGGCAGGAGCGGCCACAGTCGAGGATGCATTTGCGGCGATCTCCGAAGCGCTGAAAGAGGCCACGAAGGAAGACGCAAACTTCGCCGCTAAAAGCATCTTCGGCAAGGGCGGCATTGGAATGGTCCGCGTCATCAAAGAGATGAGTGACGGACTCGAGGACTTTACTCAGGGAGTTCGTAACTCGATCGTCATCACCGAAGAGATGTCGACGAAGTGGGACGACCTGTCAGACTCCATTAGCGAGAATATGCGGCTATCGAAAGAAACTCTTGAGTCGATTGTCACTGAATCAATGCTCGAGATTTTAGAGAAGGCCAGCGAAGCGTTTCTTGACATGTCGCAAGCGATTGCGGCGGTCGATTGGGACGCCGTCACAACCGGCATTAGCAGCACCGTTTCAGCTTTAACAAGATTGGTTCCGATATTGAACACGGTGGCTACGTTATGGCGCTTGCTGCCATCGGCGAAGGACGTGCCCGGCATGATCACTGGCGCAACCGGATCGCCTGCCGGGCTACCCGGCGGAAATCCTGCCGGTCCCCCTGCAAGTGGATCGGCAGCCGGCTTGCCCGATCCGAAGACGCTTGAGGCGAAGTACAAGGACTTGAACAAGACCGTCAAGCAGTCGGGCAAGGACGCGCTCGACTTCGCCGACATTCTAAAAGCCAACGTCAGCGCACTAGGCGACGCGGCCACCGAGGCAGAGAGGTATCAATCCAAGCTCGCCGACTTGGCAAAGAAACTGCAGGAAGGAACGATCAGTCAAGACACGTTCAACCGCGCTGTGTCCCAACTCAACCCTGCCGTCGTCACCATCAAAGAAGTTGCAGGCGATCTCGGCAAGGCATTGAGTAGCGCATTCATCAATGGACAGAGTGCGGCCGAGGCGTTGAACAATTCGCTAAAGTCGCTGGCGACGACGGCATCCGGCAAGGCATTCGACAAGCTGATCACCGGATTGACTGGCGGCGGTTTTGATCTGCCGTCGATCGCCACGAGCGGCCTTGTCGCGGTCGGTGCGACGCTCATCAGCAAACTATTCGGCGGCGACAAAGAGGATCAACAGAGGCAACAGCAAGCGGCCGAGGAAGCCGAGCGCAAGAGGGTCGAGCGCGAAAACGAAATTGCTGAAGCGCAAATCCGTGCCGCCGACTATACGCTGCGCGCCGCAGAGGCAATCGAAAAATCTGACTTCATCAACCAAGTCAGGCGTTTTGACGCTGAGTCGCAGAAGGCGTTCGACGTTGAGTCCAAACGCGCAGGCGACGTTGCGATCTGGCAATTGGTGGCAGCTAGGGCAGCAGAGCGCACTAAGTTAATCC